TTTCAAGTTTTTCTGCATACCCAGCCTCTATTAGCTCCTCTATATACATAATGGTCATTATCTCCTCTTGGCTATCTACCAATATGCCATTATAGTACTGTTGTTCCTTTTTAGCTTTTGCCATCTTGTTCTGCTTTTAGTTTTTTATAGAGAGCCTCTTCATATTCTGACCTGCTTACTTTATTTTCTAACCATTTTAATTGCCCAGATATATATTCTTTTGTTTCAAACTCCTCTTTTGACATATAACCCCATACAATTTGCTCATTTTGTTGTTCCATTTTCTATTGGTTTTACTATTAGTTTAGAGCCATTTACAGTTACATCATTACTAAGCTTTACCTGAAACATATTTGTACCTGGTACTATATGTTCTAAGTCTTTGTCTAATAATGGTAATAGTCTTGACATATCTGCTGATCCAGGTATGGGTACATTCTTGCATCCTACAATTAAATCTTCTAAATCACGTTGAACTACTTTAGGTTCTTTCTTCGGGAGTTGTGCAAGATACTCTCTTCTTAAGGAATATACAATAGCTTCAGCCATTTCTGTAAGATGTTTAATATCTACTTCTTCTCCTCTTGCTTCTCCTATATATGTGCATAGAGCATCCAGGAGTACTTGTTGTACCCCTGGAGTGTCTAATGCTGTTAACTTTGTTTTTATTTGTTTTATATTCATTAATAATATTTTAAATCATTAAACACATCTGCAAACTTAAATGGTTTGTATAGTTCTGGTTGTTTATCTTTTTGATAGCTTGCTCCTAAATACTCTCCCATGCACTTATGACAAAGCATTTCTGTTTCATCTAATGGTGCAAAGTCATTACAATTCCAACAATGATCAGTATACTGATTATAAACTGCATCATAAACCGCATCATATTGTAAATATGCAGGTTTTGTTCTATCTACTTCATACCTATTGTTAATAGTACTTAACATCTCTATGGTCATTGCCTTACATCTTTCATAATCTTCCAGTACTATATATTCATTTGGCTGATGTGGGTTATAATAACCACACTCTATATTAGCACATGCTACCGGTAGCCCATTGCATACTAACTGATAAACATCAGTGAACATACCTGATACTTCTTTATAACCATAAGTTGTTACAATAGGAGCAATAGCTTGTGAGAACTCAGCATCGAACATTATTTCTCCATATATCTCATTTACTATACCTGAGTTGCCTCTTCTGTCACACTGAAGCACAAAATTGCAGTTATCAAACCATTTCATTTCAGCATCTTTAGAACCCAAACCACCTACTTCCTCATCTCTAAAGAAAGCTACTTTAAGTACAGGTAGATCCCTAAGAGCAGTTAAAGCAATAGCTATACCACATTTATCATCACCACCTACACCTGTTAGTTCTCCTATCTCCATGTCATAAGCAAATACCCTTCCATCAACCTCTACTACTTTATAATCTTCCTGTGGTATTATATCATGCACAGTATCCGTATGAGCTACTATACAGTTATAGTTCTTAGCTACACCCTTTGTTATGTATATATTTCCATTATGCTCCCTTACTTTGCACCCCGGTATAGATGCTACCATCTTCCGGATGAACTTATTCATCTCTTTACAGTTATATGTTTCTGACTGTACTTCTAATACTTGTTTGAGTAAACTATCCATTATCTATTATTTCTAATGTTAACTGATTAGGTGCTGGTACTATCTCTTCTTCATGTTTTTCCAAGAATGCATCAAGATTAACAGATGCAACTATTGCTCCTGAATAAGTTATTGTTGTATCTTCTTCAAGGAACCATTCATTACTATATACACACTTTTTACAATTATCTGTTGGTGCGTATAGATCATTGCCATAAGAATCATCCAAACGTACTATATCATTAGACTCATCTGTATAACCACCTGATTGCAACTCTACTGCATTTGCTCTTGGAATATCACATTCATTTAAGTCATCATAACAAACATCATCTATATGATACCAGCTATCATCTATTTGTACAAAATCATCCATATTATCTTTGTGATGCCATCCATAACCATCTACTTCTATTGCATTATCTTTATGGCACCATTTACCATTGTCAAGTTGTATTGCGTCACTATCTAAAATATTCTCATCAGCATAATTATCCCATGTTGTATTATCCATATGAACATAACCATAATTATCTATATACACTGCATCATCTTCATCTATATACTCTTCATTATACTCATCCCATACACCTTGATGTCCTTCTCCACCTGTTTGACGAAGTTCATAAACTTTATAACTATCATTATTTGATATGATACCGCTATTTGGGTTAAGATAACAAAGAGTATCCATATAAGGATAATAGTCAAATTCAGGATCTTCAAGCTTTACTGAAAAATACATATACTCTGCATCATCTCTGTTACCATTAGTTACTATACGGCAATAATTCTCATTACTATGCTGAATTTTATACATCCATCCTTTATTTTCAGCATAGTGTTCAAACATCTTTTGATGAGCATCTGAAGCATACACCCTATCCATAAAGATACCCTTATCTGTTTTCCATACAATAGCTCTACCGACAGTTCTATCATCAGAGTCTACCATTACTAGTAAAGATATAGTATCAGGATTCTTTACATAAATATCAAGCCAGTCTTGTGCTTTATCATATCTCATACAACTATCATCTAATGAACCTAACTTATATGTGGTACTATGGTTATCTTCATGATACCGGTATCTGATATCTTCCCCACTTACTTCTTTAAATGATACCTGGCAATCTTCATCATTAACTGTCTCTGATTTTATCAGATTAGAGAACAATTCAAAATCTACATCTTTCAAATCATAAGCATTGTAACCCTCTTCAGTTATTAATTTTCTTGCTAACTTACCTGCTCTTATTGTCTGTCTATTCTCTCTTTTCCAATCACCGGTATCTTCATTGACCACATGCTCCTTTCCTGCAGGAAGAAAGCTTACCATATCTCCTCTTCTTGCTATATAATTAGCAAAATCTGTAGCAGTATACACATCTTCAAGTAATAACTTAGCTACTTTACTTTTACTGCTGTTTAATTCAAAGAATCTTTTAAAAGATTCAGCTATTATTAAGTTGCTCATTTCTCCTGATTTATCATTTCCAATAATTGTTTGTATACCTTCAAGTTCTCTCTCAACCTTATTACCTGTACTCTTTCATTTACTTTACCGGTATCTATCCATCTGTCTACTGCTCTATCATATTGACCGGTATAGTACCTTATTTTATCAGTTATCTTACTTTTCATTTCAATTTATTTATATAGTTATCTAACCACTCATTTTGCTCTTCAGTCCAATTGCCATCTTTAAACTCTACTCCCTGTATCTCATCCATCATCTCACCTATTACCTGCTTTATCAGTGACTTTATACTCTTAGCTTTCAGGTAGTTGCTTATATCCTCATAGTTTATTATCTCCAGTATCTCTTTCTCTAAGTTTGTCATAGTTCAGATCTCCAATTTTCTAATGTAGTTTCAATTATACCATGCTTTAATTCCTTACCTGATTCCCATACCAATAACCTGCCATCTGTATCTATTGATATCTCAGCTACTAGGTATTGGTCCATTTGATGTATTTCCTCCCATTCTCTATCTCCTTCTACAAATTCCTTTAGGTCATCTATAGTATCTTCTACTATAGCTACCCTAGCCTCATGCTCTGTTTCAAATATTTGTGGATATTCACTATCCTCTTCCTGTATTCTCCAGGTCAATTCCCATCCACTTATTGTATCTGTTAATACGCAGTATCCTTCTATCTTATTCTCCATAACTACTCATTTTAATTGCTTCTATCTCATTTATTAGTGCTATATATTCCCTTATTGTTATATAAGGTTCTTCCTGGATCATTTTGTCTATTTCTTTCTCTGATAAATGCTTAGTCTTCCCAAGGCAGATCACTTTTTCCTGTATTGCTATTCTCATTTTTTACTGGAGGTTTACTACTGGTTACCCATTCTGGGAAATCAGTATTTTCTTTACTTCTATTTTTAAACCATGATATCATTTCTGATGGCCCATTATTGTTCTTAATAATGTTATTTATCCAGTTAAAGCAATCTTTGTTATCCCATTGTCTATTGGTATAACTTGCTGCTACAGGATGTTCACACTTTAATACATAATGCAACATTGGATTAATATCTTTTTCATACTTTTGTGCTTGTGCTCCCATAAGAACTATAGGTAATCCTTTATAGTTCTCATTAAGTACTTTAAAGAAATACTCCATAAATGGTTTCCATACCGTTGCATGACTACCGGGTTTGTCTTTTTCTGTTGTTAAAGAACTATTTAACAGTAATACTCCTTCCTCTTTTAATAAATATGCTAAATCAGTTGTTTGCCACATATCAGGATCTATCTTTTCGGTACCCAGGCTTTTTTCTATTCCTTCCCACCAGTACCATAGAGATGGTTGTGCTGCTTTAGTATTAGAACAATCTAAAGGAATACCATTAGCTATTATTTTTCCATCTTTTAATGTAGGGTACGGATCCATAAGCACTATAACTGCTTTTACTTTGTGCCTATCACATAGCTGGAAACTCTTGAACAAGTCTGCCGATACCGGTATGATAGTTCTTCTTGCACTTGATTGCATCTTCAGGAAATTAAATATACTATCCCATTTTTCACTTTCGATAAATGGTAGGAATACTTCCCACCAATTACCGAGTTGTGATTTTATCTTATCTGTTATTTGCATATTAAACTAATTCAGCTATTTCATATTCTTGTGTAAAGAATTGATGATTATCCATTTGCCTTTTCATCCATGTATCAGGTGTAGCTGTTTTAAGAGCATATGTTACATGATTGTATAACTCCCATAAGCTACCGGTATACCCATAGTCAAAGGTTGGTTTATCCAATTCCTTCTTAACAATATTCAATTGTGTACTTGTAATAAAATGTTCTTCCAGGTACAATCTTCCAAGTAACTCTGCACATGTTCTTTTAGTTACTTCAATTTCCTGCATTCTACGTTTCTCTATTACCATTTTCTCAAATGTATTACCAGCACCACAGATATACTCAGTTAACAGTTTTGGAGTAAGTGTTTGAATTTCACCAACATGCTTGCTCTTGAATGTGCCCATGTCACCCTTTACCATACCATTCTCACAAATAAATACGTGTGCTCCAACTGCAAACTTCAAACTTAGTGTCTTATTGTAACTATTTTGCCAAGCAATCATTAAACCCATATCAGGATCATTCCCATAATTAAGATGATACTTACCATTGGCCTTATTGCCTTCTGCAGCATAACTATATATTTCCTTATGTAAATTAAAACCACACTTATCCAAACTCTCTAATGTCAGGTCCATAAGATGAGCATGTGATACTGGCTTATACCATGAAGTTTGTTTAGGAACTTCTATTGCTCTAAGAAATTCTTTACTTGTCATTGGTTCTTTTACTAAATCTAATGTTTCCATACTATAAATTATTTAATTTTAAAATGTTATTCATGCTCTTCATGTGTTTCATTATACATTTCTAAGAATATACTCTTAGCTTCTTTATGGTCAATTGCTTCAATTGCTCTCCACCATGTACCAGAAGACTCTGCATGTTCAATAGTTGAGTATGTAATTACCTTACCATCATACCTATTATACCCTAAGATGTACGTCTTTACCGGATGTTCCATTATTCTATTATTTTTTGTATTTCAGCAATAGTTTTTCTGTTAAGTGCTTGTGTTAGTAACTGTATTATTTCCTGTTTATAATCAGGTACTGCAGTAAGTAATTCTCTTACAGCATATTTTACTACATCTGCTTTTTTCTGTTTTACTTCATGATTGCTCATATAAACCCCTTTTCTTTTAAATAATTAACTATCGGTTCTTCACCATATTCTTTGTATAGGTCTGCAAAATCTTTGATAGGCAGATATTTCTTTGGAATATTGATGTACCGGTAGCCAAACTCTTCTGTTATTGTTTTACATGCTTTTACACCAGCTTCATCACTGTCATAATTTATCCATACTTCTTTATTGGATAACATAGACACAAATTGTTCTGTAAAACAACTTCTGCTTTCGTTTTGTACTGATATTACTGTTGGAAAGTATCTAGCTAATACAAGTCTGTCCTTTTTTGATTTTGTAACAAGAACTCTTTTAGCATCGTTTATTATGTTAAGATTCTCTACTGTTTTAGTAGTAATGTTACTTTTCCATCTTTGCTCTTTAGGCCTATTAGGAAAGTATATCTTAAATCCTTCGTCATACCGGTAGGCAAAACATAGTTCACCTGGTTTAACTATTTCTCTTCTTCTGTTTATATACAGATCTTTAACTGAATATACATCTTCTTTTTTAAGCTCATCTCTTGTAATACCAAATTGTAACCAATAAGCTTTATCTTCAGCAGTAAATGGTTTTGTTGTTACCTGTATCATTGCATGTCTTTTAGGATCAATGACAGGCTTTGTATACAAGGATGTTATCTTCTTATGTTCATCTTTACCTTCTAACAGAAAGAAGTCTTTAGCTATCTTTTCCATTGCAGTTCTTGTATCAAGATTGAACATACTTTGTACAATATCTATACAATCACCTTTATATCGGTCATCAGCATGATCTATATGATGCAATCTACCATCCTGTCCGGCAAATATGGTAAATGATGGATTGTTATCTTTCCGTAAAGGACTACAGAATGTTTGACCTAATTTAAACTCACCAACATAATATCTATATACATCATACTCACTTATCTTGCTAAACAGAAACTGCTTTGTTATAAAGGTTTGTTTCTTTAGTTGCATTACTCTGGTTTTTTAAATTGACTTATCAACTCTTGATACCCACTTTTAATAGCAAAGAACTCAGAGGCCCAATATGGAGAAACTTCTTTCTTTATTGAAACATCCATTTTATTTAATGGGTTTTCAATAATATGAACATCATATAGTTCACTTGATGTTTTATTCTTTGTCTCTTCCTTCCATGCTTCTTCAGCCAAACAAGTAGCTAAACCATCAACATCTATCATCTCATATTCTTTCTGTTTGTCTTTATCCATTTCTACTTTCTTTTGTTATAAAAACCATATGCATTAAGATGATAAATTATCTCATCAATACATTGCCCATCTGTTTTCTCATCTCCATCCTGATTAATAATATCACTTATCTCAGTACCAAGATCCTTAGCTGTTATTTTACTAGTCTCTTCTGTAACTTCATATATCTCTTCTATATAAATGCCTGACTCATCAAGCCAACCCATTTCTTGTACAATAAGAGAATCTATACTTTCCTCATATTCATTTTCATCCCCTACATCTATACCAGAGGATCTACGAAGTTTATCTTCATTGACCTCTATTTCTATTAAATATTTTGGCATATTATGCTTTTTGAATTTTATCCATATACTTAGTTATAAGTGCCCCATGTTCTTTTTGAAACTCAAGCATAATATCTCTATTAGCTTTTGTAAGAGCTGTAGGTATCTCTGGCATTTCTACTGCATCCAAAAGCCGTACTATGTCCATTTTCTCCTGAAGCACCTTAATATAATCAGCAGGGCTTACTGTCTTAATTGAGCTATCTGTAGGCTTTCTTGACCATGTTTTCTTTGCTTTAACTGGTTCTGCTACCGGTGTTCCTAGTTCTGTACCTAAAAACCCAGGCAGAGTATTAAGTAGTGAATCTTCTGCTATTGGGGTTGTGTTTAGGGGTAATTGTTCTGTTATCAATGTTGTATCCATTTGTTTTGATTTTAAATAAACTGTGATCGACTCCATTATAAAATCCTTTTCATCTTGTGTGCATTTATCTTTATTAAATAAATACTCATCTATTGATTCTATACCTTGTCCTGCATTATATATCTCTACTATATCTTCTATTACTGTTGGATCTATATCATCTGTATAACATACTAGTTCTGTCCATCCATCTTCTGTATATTCTATTATACTCTTTTCAGGAGTATACATCCATTTTTTAGTCATTGTACTACTGTTTAAGATAAATTGGGAGAGGCTATTACACCTCTCCCTTTATCCAGTTGTGAATCATAGGTATTAATAATCAGTATCCTCTGCAGGACCTGAATGCTGCAAAGTATTATTAGTTGTCTGCTGATGATTTGCAGGATCAAATGGTTGTAATGAAGTAAGAGTAAAGCTATCTTTACACCCATGTTCTCCCATCAGTTGATTATAATACTTCTGTATTCCCTTATCACCATCCCATATTCCACTTTGAATAGCATAGTTTATCTTCTTTAGCTGCCACTCACCAAGGAACTCATTATAGAGATTCTGATACATTTTTAGTTCACCATCTTTTTCAGTACTATATACTGTTGCCAATGCCACTACATTCTTAATGAGTTTATCATCACCGGTAACCTTGAGTAATGAACGATATTCATCATTCACTGTTTTATCAAGATTCCTAAATGCTTTCTTCATATCAAGAAATACACTATTATCTGCATCAAAGAAATCTACTCCGGTCAACCAAGCTCTCATAAATACATAGAGATTAGCCTCACCTTGAAGTGCAGCTCTTGTCTGCTTATCTTTAGTAGGCTTTTTATCTTTACCCATATACTTGGTAAACCACTCTGGAAGATTCTTTTCATCATCTACCCATGTACTACCACCGGTTTGATTAACAAACTGTTGCTTACCTGAGTTCTGAGATATCAATGGCTTGTCTACAATACGGAACCTTGCATTGAACTTCTGCTTTTCGGGAGTATCAGCTTCTAACCAAAAGCTAATATTGATAAAATCTTCACCTTTCTCTGTCTGACCTTCATACTTGATGTCTGTTGCATCATCTTTTAATTCATAACCCAACAGGTCTGCTAATTCTTCCTTAGTTGGATTGATTGCTACGACTTTACCAGAAAAGAAGCCTGTATAAAGCTGTTTCTTACTCTGACCTTCACTCTTTTTTAACTGCATATACTTGTTTTTAATTGTTAACTGAATAATACTCTTCTATACATGTAAAGATATAATTGGCATCATTTGGGATTTCCATCATATTATCTCCATTCTTATCCGGGAATAATCCTTCAGGAACTTTAGTAGATGTATCTACTTCAAATGTTCTTAAGAAATACTGAGGCTTTGAATCCTTTATCCTTGTACCGGTATAAAGAACTACGACAAAATGCTGTTCTATCTTCGATTCAAATTCTTTACCATGTACTGCCATTCTCTTTACCTTACTGCCTTCATCTAACTTTAGTATCTCTTCATGTGACAATACAATGATATCTTTCTGGATATTTTTTAATAGCTCCAGATACTCATATACTTGCCTGTTATAATTCTTATAGATATCATAACCGGTAAAATTCTGGCTCATTTCCTTATTCAGGACATTAAAGGCCATTGTTTGAGAATCAATAATAATTCTCTGTACTTCAGGATTATTACCATAATCTTCAAGACATTTCTTGAACCCTGACCATGTTTTAGGTTGACCTATCCATTTAAAGCTTTCATTTTGCTTATAAGGCAATGGTTTCCTTTCCATGTTAATGTAACCGGTAGTGCTGTGGTCAGATGTTTTACTGAGGTAACTTTTACCTGTTCCTGACTGACCAACAACTGCTACTTTACAATAAAATGTTCTTTCTCTTAATGGAGATAACTCTGTTTTCGGCTCTCCATCTACTTTTTTTTCTGTACTCATATATTGATTTATTGTTTACTTAATCAAGGAAAAAATTACCTGATGTTACAGAGGAATATATATCTTCTGTTATCTGGTCTCTTCTTGGCAGGGTCTTTAGTATGCCATATATAGGTTGAAATCCCATTGGGAACTGCATACCGGTAGAATCAAAAGAGTTCTTTAATACATGCAAAGACCTGTAGTAGGTTCTGAATCTATCATCTTTTAATCTTTTCAGGTCATAACCATTGTCTTTACCGGGATCTCCTGGTGAATGCCTATATGGGTCAAATAAAGCTATTATAACATCACTATCTTGTTGTGTACTGGATGAATCTGCAAAGTCACTTAATTTTGGTGCTAGTTCTCCCAATTTCTGTCTGCTTACATCTGACAGATTCCTATTAAGCTGCTGTACTATTACTGGTGAGAATCCATATACGTCCCTTGCTTCTCTCATTGTTCTACTGAACTTATCTATCTGTCCTTTACCTGTAGCAATTTCTTTTTCTGGTGCCAATATACCTATATGGTCTGTTATGACCAATACGATATGATTAGGGTGATTAGGAGTATAGGTTTTTGTCTCCAAGATATTTTCCATGCTCTTATTCGTCTTGTCCTTGTCATGGATGACACCATGTTTTTTTGCAAATGCTTCGAGGTAAAGTGATATACCCGATGGGTTCTTACTACCTTGATGTGCAATGAGTAAGTCTTCTTTTTCCCATTCATCCAGTACATTGAAGTAATGTTTTACAAGCTCAAACTCCTTTTCTGTCATTTGGTCTGTTTTTATACGACCAAGTATTTTTTTTGATGGTATAGATATACCTTGTTCTTCAAATATTAACCGGCTTATCCATCTTGCACTGTACTGATACATCTTTCTCTCCATACCAAAATAAATAACAGAGAGTTTAATGTCATCACTTTTGTTCTTTAAGTACCATTGAATAGGTCTTATCATAAACATATCCTGAGCAATAGTTGATTTACCAGCATTTGTCTCACCACCAATTGTATACATTGTATTTTTAGCAATATCCATATAGTCTTTTACCCTTTCATAATGAATAGGTATGACACCGGTCTTGCCATTTCTGCCTGTTTCTATTTCTCTAAGTAAGTCTTGTGATAAAGCCATTATGCACTATTTGAACTGTAATCATGATCTGTTGTAAAACCCATTTCTATTTCATCCTGACTTTCAAATGTCTGTTGCAAAAATGCATCAAATTTGCCTTGTCTCAGATATACTTCAATACCAGGAAAGTACTGCAGTTTGTTTTGCCCGGTCTCATAACTCTCCTTCTTAATAAGATTTAGCTGTATCTGAAGTGCTTTTAGTATTTGTGCAGGATCTAAGTTATATGCCTGTAATGCTTTTAAATACAATATCTCACATACTTGGTAATTACTTCTTAAAACTCTTGAAGAAGTGAACTTCATACCTCTTATTGCAAAATTGGCTGTAGAAGGGTAAGCATCCCAAAACTGTTTAAATCCTTTATCTTTATATGGTTCAATACTTTTTTTCTTTTCTCTTTTAGGTTTGTATTGATTAACCCATTCTTCATAACTACCTGTAGGATCTTTCTGAAGAAATTCTTTGATATTATTGAATTGTGGTAATGTCACTGACATTGTGTTCAGTTTTAAGGGGTTACAAATATACATCAAAAGCCCTGATCTTACAAGACTTTTGATACATATTTGTTAGAATAAACTAAGCTGTTTCTTTTGTTCTATCTTTCTATCTCTTGCTACTTCAGGTTGTATTTGGTCTATTATTTTGTAGCAAGCATCTTCATAGTACTGGTAGTCAATATGGTAGTCATCCCAGTTATCCAATTTGAATGGTCTATTAAATAATACCTGTAATTCACTTGTCGATTCACAGTTACTTTGTTCCGGACCAGTCTTATCACTATTAGGGTTTTTTATCTTATATAGCTTTTCACCTATTTCTTTACTACAGTAATAACGAACCAACTTATTGAGTTCAATTGCTTTACCTGTCTTTCTATCTACTGACTTATAGAAATAGTCCTTAGATGCTTTTTTAGCTATGCAAAATGAGAAGATATCCCTATGAGCTCTGATAGTATCTCCTACCGGTATATTATTTACAAAATACTGCTCTAAAGCTATGGGAACTATTGATTTACTTTTATTCTTGTGTAACTCATAACTTGTCAGGAAATCACCCTTCTTCTTTACACTACTATCTGCTTTTACAGCTATATAATCATTAACTGATGTTTGTACAAATAGTTTATACTCTACGTACTCAAGATTACCCAATACATCATTACCTACTTCTATTTCCCAGGCTTTGCATATCTGATGATACTTATCCAGCATTGACCTTTTCATATACACAGTAACACCATCGGTATTTAACGATATAACATGTATACCTGCCATCTCTAGATCCTCTACCAACATAAAAATATCTATTTGGCCACCAATAGTTACCTGCATACCTGCAAATGGGTCATATTGAAAATCATGTCTATCTATCAATCTACCAAAATTACCGTTGAGTACTAATTTATATGTCTCCTGAAAGTTATCATACTTTTTTTCTTTGGTCTCTTTATATAGTCTTTTAGCCTCTAATCTCTTAAGTATGTTAGATACATAAGCTTCATTCCATTTAAGACCCAGATGTGAAGGATAGATGTTCCTTTTACGTATTATATTTGGGTACATTGACCCAACATCACCATCATAGATCATCCATTCATCATTAGAACGTAACACTCTTGCAGAATCTTCACTATGACCACCACCCTTGGCAAACTTGTAAATAGTATCATTGTAAGTAAAAGGAAACTCCTGCTTTTCATTAAGATTTACTTTAGTGGTACCTACTTTTTTAAAGAAGTCTTTGAACTCTTTGGTCTCAAACTTCATATACTTAGGAAAACAGTCTTTAAATGTAAATCCTGTACGAGTTTTCCTATTCTTTACTTTATCCCATAACTGGTTTTGAGTAATATTGGCTAGTTGCATATACTCTTTTTTATTAAGTTCTGCACCAATTTTTACATCATTCCAGTTAATAGCTGTATGGGATAATTTATACTCTTCTATTAAGTCAAGTCGTAACTGTATCTTATTTTTGCCCTTATAATCAGGATGTGTCGTATCACCTATACATACCTTGTACAGGTTGTAGGTAGCTATTACGTCATTCCAGCAGTATTCAATAATAGCATCTATCTCCTCTAAGGTTAGTTCTTCTTTTCTAAAATCAATAGGTAGTTCTTCTATATCTCCATCAAGAGAGAACTCTGCAGCCCATTTAAGACCTGTTCTCCTTGCCTGATTGTTATAATGAAGAACTAAGAATAGGTCTATTTGCTTAAAGTCCATGAACTGCTCTTTATAAGGAGGTTGTAGTTCATAATCCTGATTACTGATAAGCTCTTGTGCAAAGTTATAAATAGCATCCACTACTTGCCTCCAGGTAAAGTCATACCATTTTTCATAGGTATCCAATATAAACTGTAGTACTTGACCATCAAAGCCAACTCCATTAAAAGTTACCAAGTAATCTCTTGGATATTCTAATAAATGCTTAACTAATCCATCTACTTGATTGACCCTATAAGATATTTCAAAAAGGAACTTCTCACCGGTAGAAGGGTTATAGCCACAGTAATTGAACATTGCTTTATAAGTCTCAATATCTGCACATTCTATTCTTAGTTCTTCAGTTAACATACTATAATCGTTTTAATCTTTTTAATGCCCGATACTCATAAACAGCCATATCTATAAGAAAGAGTTGATATTCTTCATTTTCACTATGTCTTTCTCTTATCCTATTATATAACTTTATGGTGTTTAAGTGCTTATCAATAAGTCTTATCTTCTTTAACCATTTTCTTATATTCATAATTATTATTCTTTTGTTTTACTACTTACCTGTAATTTATTTGCCCAGGTATTAAAGTCTATACGTTCATCTGGCATACAGGTATGAGTAGTAGTTTTGATAGATGAAAGAGGAGTACCTGTCAACGGTACTCCCCAGATCATCTCTATGAGCTTTTTCTTAAATTGTTCTATCATGCTAATGTATTTGCAATTGCTTCCATAAGATTATGTGAATGAATAGCTATAGTACCATAGTTATAACCTACAGTAGCATTTTTATTCCTTGACTTTATCCTTATCTGTTCTCTTATAATACGGATATTATCAAGTATTTGCATTTTTCTTACTTCACTTTTTGCCCACCTTTGATACCTTGTAGGTGCCATATAAGCACTCTCTACAAAGTCTTTAGATGGTTTTGCTTTTGGTGCAGGAACATAAGCTGTACCTATAATTCCTGTAGATGCCAGTACTAATACTGATTTGATTTGATTTTTCATTGTTTTGAGATTTTAAATTGTAAAAAATAATTATTGTTGTTGTTTTTTCTCATTCTCTGTTTTTATATCTACAACTCTGTAGTTATCATTAGTACTAAGCTCATTGTACCGATCCAATACTTCATCACATCCCATTATTTCCTCTATTGTATCAGCAACGATGATATTTATTAATTGTATATCTACACCTTTTGCTGTATCTGTTACAATACGTCTCCAATGAGACTCTGCCCATACATGTATGTTTTTAACATCACTATCTTTACCGGTAGGATCTATACCTATGGATAGAAGAGCAGCATATATGCCTTCATTCTCATCTTCTTCATTTGTATTTTCTGCAAATTCTACCATAGATTCCATTAGTTCAACATAGCCTTCTATGCTAAACAACTCTATTACCTGCTGATCTGATGTTAACTTTCTTACTGACATACTATATAAGTTTATTGTCTGCAAGATACTTACCTATTGTAACTATAACAGGTAATTTTTTTTCTGTAGTATCACATCCGTTCCATAGGTCAAGTAAGATCCTATCTAACTTTTTTGAGACTATTCTGTTCTTCGTCCCCATTTTAGAGGATACTTTTTTCTGTGCCATACATTATTTGCTTTGCTCCTTGTACCGGTAACTAACCTGAGCACACCTCCCCCTAAACCCCCCTCCTCTTAAAGAAAGGGGTAATATGAAAAGATATCACTTTGAATCAGCTTATGTCCCAAAGACTTGGACTATTTTAAATGAGAAACCCTCATCTGATGAAGACCGGCAAAGGTATCAGAGAGGGAATCCGGATAACTTAATATCCTCGTTTTTATTTTAAAGTTGATTATTATACTATCGGAGATTTGCCGGTCTTCTATAGTAACACAAAAATACTACACCTTTATTAAGTACCAATAGTTATCTTGTTATTGATATGTTAAAGTTCTATAAGGTTATATTTCATTACATAATGAACTATCTCCTTTTGAACTTTTGGTCCATATCCATTACTGAGTATATCTATTAATAGTTGCTCAGCTTCTTTTAACCTCTTTGTTGTGCTTCCGGAAGAGTGTAGAGCTCCTGTATGTATCTGTGTATCTTTAGGGCACTTCATATCCCTTATTTTCTTCTTCATTACCATTCGATTTTATGACAGTAGTTACCTTCTGATCTGTATACTCTATATCCTTTGTCCTGGAGTAGGTGAACTTGTTCATCATTGAGGAATACGTCACTCCATGCTACTTTTCTTCCTTCTTTTGCATTCATTTCAATACTTTCTATAGTACGGTTCCAGTTATTACTATCAATGGTTGCCTGTCTTTCTGCTACCATTTCATCTAACTGGGTAACTGACTTTAGTTCTTTAAGTGGTTCCATCTTGTTTCCAGTTTTTAATTTGTTTAGTGATGTCTTCAAGGCCTTGTTCATTGAACTCTACTACTTCATCCAATAACAGATTCATCTCCTTCAGTTTTTCTGAGGATAGTTCCTGCATCAATAGATTCCATGTAGTAGAACTCATTGTACCTTTTAGTTTGAATAAGAAAGCATTCATTGCTCTTATTTGTTCAACTGCAAGTTGCCTAATATCTACAAAAGACTTATTCTTATTCTGTTTTGCTATTTGTACTAACTCTTTAATGGTCTCTGATTCTTTTATTTCTATCAGATTAACTTTATAAAGTTGCCAGTAGATAAGCATCCTTTTTAAATTACTGTTCAGTACATCGTTCTTTTGCATATAATTGTTATTATTCAGGCCATTCCCATTTGGGTATGTCTAATTCTTGTGCTATAGTTTCTATATGTTCTTTCATATAAATGAGGTTAAAATTAATAAAAAAGGCCCAGGATATTACTATCCCAGGCCTGTTATCACTCACAATCCTACATCTCTCACAATGCAGTGTCTTTATAAATAACAAGAAGGTACCCCTGCATTGGGTACTTCTATTTCTACTTCTCTTAATCCTAACCAACATTCACCAGTAGAAGGTGATATGAATCCTATAGTAGATCTTTTGGATGTAGATGTTATCTTAGGTTCTACTAGACCCCAGTCAAGTAGTAACCCTTCTCTTACCATCCATTGCCAGTACGAGTTCTCATTTTCATATACATATCTGGCTGTTCTACCTGAGAATTTACCTTTAGTTATCTCAGCATCCCAAACGATATCAAACTTGCTAATATCAATTGGTTCATTTTTTATCCAAATCTTGTTTGGTTTATCTTCTGTAGCTTTATAGTCAGCTTTCTTCTTACTAAGCTGCATATTATTTATATCTATCCTCTTTCATACCACTTACATTACCATAAATATCTCTAAGAAATTCTTCTTCAGACTGCCAGTAATGTTGTTCCATTAATTTTTGTTCCTGTTGTTTTTTAGTAGCTTCCCAACATCTTTCCATAAGTTCATTATGAGTTCGTTGTAGACTTTTGTACTCATCCTTGAGTTTATTATGATCATTGATCTGATGTACAGATTCTCTTAATGCTACCACCCTACCGGTGATATATGCTCCAGCTACGAGAATACCTATAATAATTTGATCTTGCATTTTTTGTGAGATTTAGTGAGTTAATAAAAGATAAATATAATAAAAAAACCCAGCAGTAGAAACTGCCAGGCTATCTGTATATGAAAACACTCTTTATACAAAGATAAATAAACTATCTTGGATTTTCATCAACATATTTTTCATCATCATATTCATCAAATGTACCAAAATACTCATCCCATTCAGCTTTTGTTATACCTGAGATAAGAAACTCCCTCTGTTCTACCGGTAGATGGGGTACTATCTTCTGAATAAGAGTACCTGTTTCTCTTCTAGACTCTACTCTATCTAGTTGCTCATCTGTTATATCCAGGTCCAGTGTAGTTAACTTACCTGTCAGTTGTGACCTCTTTGTTACTTCCATTGCTATCTTTTTTAGTTCCCCAATCCTCCATAAAGTACTCGCATCCATCATTTTCCCTGGGACTTTCCATAAAGAACGATTGCCATGCTCCAGGAGAAGCTGTATATCTATAACACTTACTATTTAAAGGACAGTGTTCATCCTTACACATTGT